TAGCCACATCGTATCCATCGGCGCGCCAGACTTCACTGTGACAAGTCGCGTAGACGCTCAAGGTGGTGCAACTATCTCCGATGGCACCAGCTCCATCCAGTCAGCCGGGTTGTTTCCGGTGATCTACATCCAGACCAATCTGCCGTATGCAGAAGCGCTGGAAAATGGGCATTCCACCCAAGCCCCGGGTGGTATTTATGGCCTGGCCTTCATCGGTGTCAGCGAGGCTTACAAGTGACTTTCGAAGAAATCCGCGAGCTTATAGTTTCGCGAGTTGCCGTTTTCGCAGGTATTGAGCAGAACCGCATCTTCTATCCGAATGCGCCGTACCCACCTGAAAATCTCGATACCTCAGGAATCTTCAAGCCTCCTGCCTCGGGTCTCTGGTGCCGCCTGAACATCCAGTACGCCACAGCCTTCATGGCAGGCATGGCCGACAAGCCCTATACCCGCAAGCCCGGTCAGATCAGCATTCAGTGTTTCACCAGGGTGCGTACAGGCATCAAGGCCATTAACGAGTTGGCAGATTCTCTTGAGGCTCACTTTGGTTACTGGAACAGTGGTGACCTTGAGTGTATGGAGGCCAGTCAGGTTGTGGCCGGTGAATTCGAAGGGTTCTATCAGATCAACGTGAACATCCGGTTCCGCGCCGGCTGATCCTGCAGCACCCATCCCACCCGCCTTGAGCGGGTTTTTTTATGCCCACACAAAGGTGGAAAGAATGAGCTCCGGCGCAAAGATCGTCAGTCACGTCATTCCTGAGGTGACACCAGGCATTACCCCAGTAAACGGCACTTGGAGCACGCTGCGCCTGACAGGCAATACGCTGACTCCGACCCCGACCACAGCAGTTAGCGATGAGATTTCCGATTCTCGTATTAGCCAAGGCTCCATAGTCACCAGCGTCGACATTGCTGGCGAACTGGCTGGTGAGTTGTCGTTTGGTACGTTTGACCAGTTGCTGGAAGCCGCTTTCTATGGCGACTGGGCCAATAACGTTTTGTCCGTTGGCGATGTTCGCCACACATTCAGCCTCGCCAAAGGCTATATGGATGTCGGCGTGTACAGCCTGTTCAAGGGGGCGCATGTCAGCACCTTTGCGCTCGACATCCCGTCAGACGGCAAGATAACCACGACATTCGGCATGGCATGCCTCGATTACACCGACAGCGATACGCCAATTGTCACAGCTCCCGAGGCGCCAACCACTACGCCATTCGTCTCCGGCCTCAGCGTCGGCACGGTTCTGGCTGACGGCGCTTCGCTGGCGGGTAGCGCTTGTATATCGGCAATGACCATCAGCCTGGACAACAGCCTTCAGGCTCAACGCTGCATCGGCAATACCATGCTTGGCCCGGGCGCACAGATTGCAACCGAAGCGGCCATCACCGGAACTGTCGTCTTGGCGTGGTCTAAGCGCGCATGGGAACTTTGGAAAAACAGCTTTACCCGTAAAACCATTGCGATTCAGTTCCCGATCACTGACAGCTTGGGCAATCAGTACATCTTTGATTTCCCGGCTGTGGAAGTTGACGGTGATCTGCCAAGCGGCGGTAAGCGCGATCTGATCGAGGTGACACTCAACTACACTGTGGCCAAGATCAGCCCAACTATCACCCGGGTGTCGTTTGTGGCGGTTGCCAGTGTTTCTGTTGCGCCTGCTACAGCATCGATCGCAGTCGCGGCTACGCGCCAACTGACTGCGTCAGCGCTTCCAGCTCAAGCAGCTCAGAACATCACATGGAGCAGCGCAACTCCAGGCGTGGCGACGGTGAGCAGCTCAGGTTTGGTCGCCGGCGTTTCGGCTGGCACTGCTGTGATTACCGCCAAGAGCGTGTCCGACCCAACTAAGAGCGCGACGTCGACCATCACCGTCACAGCTTAATCAACTCCAACCGTTTGACCGCTTCGGTGTTAACGCCCATCGGAGTGGTCCTTTTAATTGGCGTGACGTAGAGGAATCATCATGGCTCTCAAATTGAAGAAGAAAGACCCAGTACAAACCGGTGCAAAATGGGTGGACTTCGATGCAGATACAAAGGTACTGCTGGCGGGTACTGACAATATTGAATACCGGGTTGCCTTGGAGCGTCATAACCGCCGCGTCCAACGCAACGATTCGCGCTTCGGCGAAGGTCAAGTTGGTGTAGTCGAAGGCGAGCTGACCGATCTGCAGAACCACGCAATGCTGCTCGCGCACTTCATCGTCAAAGACTGGAAAGGTGTTCAGGATGACGAGGGCTGCGAGCTCAAGTATTCGACAGATGTTGCTGCGGAGCTGTTGGAATCCAACGTGAATTTCCTCCTGTTCGTGCTCCAGGGCGGCACCAAGGTTGCTGCTGAATCCGAGAAGGAACTGGATGAGACTATGGGAAAGCCGTCGAGCGGTTCGAGTGGGAGCGTGAGTGGTCTGGCGGCGACAAACGAAAGCTCATCTATCAACGCCTGAATATAGCGATTCCGGATGAGCCGCCTACCGATACGATCACCAGCTATCTGCTGGGCGTTTTCTACAATGTGTGTCGTGGTCGGCGGTTTCTTTCGACGATGGCTGGTGCATTCCCGCTGCCGCTATCAGCTAGGGAAATATCAGACTGGCTGGAGGCTCACCCATCGCCTTTGCCGCGGCGTCACGTTGACGAGGTGGTGTTTGCGCTGGATGCGATCTGCTTGACTGAAGAGGGTGATTGAAATTGCAGATCAAACAAAAAGATCTTGTTGTGTCGCTGATTGGTGGCAGGACTGGCCCTGAATCAACAGAGGTCTTCCTGAGTATTGCCGGGGTGAGCCAGCCGAAGCTATTCCTTGATGTATGGAGCAAGGAGTCAGGACGCATCGGATTTGTAAAGCTACATCTTTGCGGTAGCGAGGCTAGGAGCCTTGAACGCTCTTCAGGGCTGTATAAATTAGCGCAGCTGCACCCGGCAGATTATCAAGCCCAAGGTCTAGTAGTTTCTCTGACAGGTGTTTTATGGCCTCGCCGGGAAGTTCTCGAACAGCTTGAAGCAAGGGACGCTTCTCTGCCTCTGGCAGGCCTGAATCTTCAATCTTCGCAGCAATAATCTGGCGAAGTGTGTCTTCGTGAAGTCTCACCGTGGCAACCCCAAGAATAGCACTAAGACCGCCATCGTCAGCGAGGAAGTCCATCCCATGATGTGTGATTTTTACGGGGCCTGGACGAGCCACTTTCTGGCCCAAAGCGCTGCTAAAAACCGCATCAATAAGTCGGTGCGAATACAGGTAGTGGATATTTTTGATAACGATATCTGCATCCACATCAAAGTAGCTATGGAGCTCACTCAGCTGAGCCGGGTAAACCTCTGAGAGCTTTTGTAGTATCTCCAGTTGCAATGTGCGCTCAAGTGACATGTTGCCGCTCCGTAGCTATTTTTAAGACTGAAACGCTACGACGACCCAATGGGGCGAGCTACTGGCATTCCATCCACGCTGGATGGGTGGACAGGGTGGTATGTACGATGGCTTTTCGAGATGATGGCTTATTGCCTTGCTTATGGAGTCTAGTCATGGCGCTGCGTTTTCGAAAGAGCTTCAAGATCGCACCTGGTGTACGGATCAACCTAAGTAAAAGCGGTGTCAGTACCTCGGTGGGTGGCAAGGGCTTAACCGCCAACCTAAGCAAGCGCGGAACAAGGGTAACGACCAGCATTCCGGGTTCCGGCTTGTCGGCGTCAAAGCTTTATGGGAAGGGAAAGACGGGAGCGTCCGAGGCGGCGCCGATACCTCGTTGGGCGCACGCTCTGACTTGGGTGATGATTGCGGTCTTTCTATGGTGGATCTTCAGCTGAGCGCTTCGCCCATCATCCGCACCAGGCTTTTTGCATCTGGCGAGTGGTATTCTGCTGATAATTCGTGCCGGTAGCGCACCAGCTAAAAAGGACGCTCTATGAAAGTCAAAGATCTGATCGAGGAGCTGAAGAAGCTAGACCCGAATCTACAGGTATTAGCTGCTTGCGAGGATGAGGGAGTAGTGGTGCCGGGGTATTTCGTGCGTCCTTTTGAGATCACTGAAGCCTCTGCGGTGAGCGTTGAAATAGAGTGGGACGATGAAGGCCGTCGGACCATGTGCGCAGTGCCCGCCGAAGATGGCCAGCAGTTTGCGGTCATCGAGATCACGTCAGTTTTCTGATTGCCGTCACCTTCAGGGAGAGCGCCATAAGCGCTATGCACTCCTGATAAATCATGAATGAAAACGCTGGATTATAGCCCGCCACTGAGCGGGTTTTTTACGCCCGGAGAAAGCCATGGCTGAGCAAAAATCCCGCCTCGTCCTTGAAATTGACAGTCGTGACGCCGAGCAAAAAGCGGAAGACGTACGCAAGGCTCTGGGTGCTCTTGAAGATGCAGGTATCCGCGTCAAACCTGCTATGGACAAAGCCGGGGCTGGACTGGATGGCGTCGGAAAGTCGGCGACCAAGGCCAGTCAAAATCTTGGGCAGCTTGATAAATCATCGGATGGAGCCGGTAAGGCGACTGTCAGTAGCTCCGAAAAATACGCAGAGGCAAGCGCTCGACTGCTTGCGATGGCAACCAGCTCTCTGCAGGCCAGCGATTACGTTAAGTCACTGACTGCTAGCACTTCCGCAGCGTCTGTGTCTTTTGATGCTGCCAGCGACAAGATTAGAAGCATCACATCCCTTGCGGCTCGATTGAGGGCCGAGTCGGACGCTTTAGTGGGCTCGACCGACAAAACCTCGGTCTCGACCCGAAATGCCTCTGTCGCAACCGACCTTCAGGCGAAAGAGCTGGCCGAGCTGCTCGGCAAGATCAACCCAGCTGTTGCTGCGCTGGGTCGCCTGGACGATATGCAGTCCAAACTTGGGCAGTTTTTCAAGGCCGGACTGATCGACACGGAGACCTTCAAGGACTACTCGACGCGCCTGGATAGCACTCGCCAAGGTTTGTCCGCCTTTGATGAAGGGCTCTCGAAAACAGGCATCAGTGCCAGGCAGACAGAGACGGCGTTGCGTCAGCTGCCTAGCCAGTTCACGGATATCTTCACCAGCCTGGCTGCCGGGCAAAATCCTCTGTTGGTATTGCTTCAGCAGGGTGGTCAGATCAAGGATTCGTTCGGCGGCATCGGCAACACCGTTGACGTGCTTGGCGGCAAGGTAAAAGGCTTTTTCTCTTCGATTGCAGGCAGTAGTGCGGGCATTGCAGGGGCCACTGCTGCTCTGGGTGACCTGGTATCGCAGCAAAACGCCGTCGCGGAAGGTTCTGAGGCGGCAGCGGACGGTCTTGGCGGTATGGCAGAGGGTGCGAATACCGCTGCGGATGCTTCCAAGAACGCCAAAGAAGCGATTGCGGCCCTAGGTGCCGGAGCAGGGGGCGCAGGCATCAGCATGCTGGCGATGGTAGGTGCAGCTACCGCTGCAGCAGCGGCTATCGGTGTGTTGATTTATGCATACAACAAAGGCAGCAAAGAGGCAGACGCTTACAACAACGCCCTGATCCTAACGGGGAACTACGCAGGAACCACGGCTGCCGATCTTGGTGCCATGGCGAAGCGAGTTGGTAGCTCGACTACTACTGTTGCTGATGCGGCTGCAGCACTCGCTATGCTTGCAGAGTCAGCCAAGATTCCCGTTGCGCAATTCGAGATGATATCCACCAGTGCGCTGCAGATGGAGGATGCCACTGGGAAAGCAGTTCGCGAGACTATAGCTGAGTTTGAGAAAATCGCGGACAGCCCAACAAAAGCTATTGCCACGCTGAACGAGAAGTATGGATTCCTCACGGCGTCTGTCTATGAGCAGGTTCGCGCACTTGAGCAGCAGGGCGACAAGCAGGCCGCGGCGGTTATTGCTGAAGATGCTTATTCGACCGCATTAGATGCAAGGTCGGAGAAGATCAAGAAGAACCTTGGTTCTATCGAAAAGGCTTGGGATGACGTTACAAGCGCCGCAAAGTCGGGCTGGGATGCGATTTTTGATATTGGCCGAAAGGATACATCAGGGCCAGATACCACCAAAATTCAGCAGAAAATTAGCTACCTCAAATCGACACTGGGCAGCGGATATGAGGATGCCGATACCAAGGCGCAGATAAAAGCGCTTCAGGCCCAAGTTGATGCGGTCAATAAACTCAACAGTGCAGCCAGGGAGCAAGCTGCTGCTGATGGCAAGGCCAATGAAGTTCAGCGCGAAGGACTGGCTGCCTACGAGAAATTCCAACAAAGCATCGCGGCCAATGCCTCCAAGGCCCAAAAGAGAGACAAGGCTCTCAAGGATGCGCAGGATGAAATCAATAAGTCTCGACTCGCTGGATACAAAATAACTACCGAGCAAGAGGCGGCTGCACTAAAGGCCATCCGCGAAAACCCGGCCTACAAGGATGCGAAGACGCCGAAGGACAAGCCCTACACCGAAGACGCTGGCCAAAAGATGCTGGACGAGGCCCGCCAGCGCTTCGCAGTCCTGCAGCAGCAGGGCATAGCAATAGCCAGCCAGGCTGACGGAGCTAAAGCTCTCGGCACGGAAGCCAAAAAGCTCATTGAGCTTGAAACGATGCTGGCGGATCTCAAGACCAAGGGCACGTTGACTGCATCTCAAAAGCAGATTCTCGCGATGGGGGAGATGAACCTTGCCCAGCAGAAGATCAATGCCGGGAAAGAGAAGGCAAACCAGCTGGACTCGGTTCATCTGGAAAACTCAGCCAAGCTGAAGGCCTATCAGGACAGCATTGCTTCACGACTGGATTCATCTCAGGTGGAGCTGAATAGCCGCGTTGCAGGAGCCGGCCTTGGATCTGAAGCGAAGAGTCGTCTTCAAGAAGATCTGAAAATCCAGCAGGACTATCAAAAACGCATCAGCAAACTGACCAGTAATTACAACAACAGTACGGACAAGACTCCAGGCCGCAAAAAGCTATATGACGACGAGGTCGCGCTGGAGAAGGCTGCACTGGATAAGCGGGTCGAGCAACAGAAGGGCTACTACGCAAGCCTCGACGAGCTGCGCGGTAACTGGCTCGCTGGGGCTTCTACCGCCTGGCAGAGCTACCTTGAGATCGCGACCAACTACAACCAACAGACGCAGGAAGCTACAGCGCAGCTTTTGGGGGATACGACATCATCAATATCTGACCAGATCCAAGGCTTGGTCAAAGGCACCACAAGTCTTGGCGATGCGTTTGGAAACTTGGCTGGGACGATGTCTGGGTCGGTACTCCAAGCCCTCTCGGATATCGCTGCAAAGTGGGTGGTTGTGCAGGCTTTGAAAATGGCAGGAATCGGGGCAGAGACAACGGCGACTGTTGCCTCGGAAGGAACCAAGACAGCCGCGAAGTTGACTACCGATGCCGTCAGTACGAGTTCATCGCTAGCGGCAATCGCCACCATCCTAGCAGCCAACGTATCCGCTGCTGCGACCACTATCGCTTCATGGTTACCGGCTGCACTGGTTGCATCTATTGGCTCATTTGGTGCCGCTGCGGTTGTAGGTGGCACGGCTTTGATCGCAGCCTATGCGCTAATCAAAGGCTTCTCATCTGGTGGGTACACCGGCGCTGGTGGAGTTAACGAGCCTGCCGGCATGGTGCACAA